GAAATTAACAGCTAAGGATCTTTATGAGCGTCATATTATTGATCATATCATAGATGAAGATTTAAAAGGGGCTACTGTTGAAAGTTATGAAGTTTATCGACAAATAAAAGAATATTTAAATACAAATCTTAAAGAATTACAAAAGTTATCAACATCTCAATTGATTAATAAACGTTATGAAAAATATAGAAAGATAGGACAAGTATTTTAAAGGAGAAAAAGATGAATGGAATTGAAATTGTTTCTACAGGTTATGCCAAAATTGAAAAGACTTTAGATAATCAACAACTTGAACAAAGTTTTTTCAAAACCGTCCTTTTACCCCTTCTCCCAAGGCTACCAGGTAGGAGGGTGACACCTCCGAGAAATTTATTTAAGGAGGTAATTTGTATGGAATTACAAGTATTTAACAGCACAGAGTTTGGCTCTGTAAGAACAGCAACTGTAAACGGCGAGATTATGTTTTTTGCAAAGGATATAGCAACAATTCTTGGATACAGTAATCCGAGAGATGCTATTAACAAGCACGTTGATGATGAAGATAAGGGAGTAGCAAAATGCGACACCCTTGGTGGTATTCAAGATTTAACAATTATCAATGAGTCAGGTCTTTACAGTCTTATCCTTTCAAGCAAGATGCCTAATGCGAAGAAGTTCAAACATTGGGTAACGGCAGAGGTTCTTCCGGCTATCCGTAAACATGGAATGTATGCCATCGATGAGATTTTGGAAAATCCTGATCTTGCGATTGCAGCACTTACACAGCTTAAGGAAGAGCGTGAGAGAAGAAAACAGCTTGAATGCCAGACACTAATTCAGCGTCAGCAGATTGCAGAGATACAGCCTAAGGCAAGCTACTATGACCTTATTTTACAGAACAAAAACACAGTACCAATTACACAGATTGCAAAGGACTACGGTATGAGCGGTCGCAAGTTCAATGAACTTCTTCATGAACTTGGGGTTCAGTACAAGTTCAGAAAGACATGGCTTTTATATCAGCAGTATGCAGAATGCGGATACACACAATCACGTACCTATGCAATTGATGAGAGCAGAAGTGTGATGCATACCTATTGGACACAGAAGGGCAGACTTTTCCTTTATGACCTTCTAAAGAACGAAGGTATCTTACCAGTCATTGAACAGGAGGATTAAAAGATATGGGCATTGATAAGTTTAATCACGAAGGGTATGCAGACCCGACTACATATGAGGCTCTTACCAATATCCATCGTGAAGAAGTGGTAGCTGATAAAAAGGCTGCATATCTTCCGTTGGTATATGTTTGCAGTCCGTATGCAGGTGATATCGAGAATAATGTAAAGAATGCAAAAGCGTACAGCAGATTTGCCGTTGATAAGAATGCTATCCCGATAACACCTCATCTTCTCTATCCACAGTTTATGAATGATTGCAATGAAACGGAACGTGAGATGGCTATGCACTTCAATTATGTACTTCTTGGTAAATGCACGGAACTTTGGGTATTTGGTGGAGTGGTAAGTCGTGGTATGAATCGTGAAATCGGTGTTGCAAAGAAAAGAAGAATGAAGATCAGATGGTTTGACCATGCGATGAAGGAGGTAAATGAATATGCTTAATTTCACTATATACACAGCAGATTGTGTCGGTAATAGCGGGAACTGTTTGTATCCCAACAAGATAATTGTTACCGACAAGGAATCCTTTATCAAAGCAACGAAGATGGATCATGTAACTGCAAAGTATAAAAGGAATTATCGCAGTAAGGATAATTTCGAGTTTTCCGACTGTATTCCGCTTGACTGTGATAATGACCATTCGGACAACCCGAATGAATGGGTAACTCCTCTTGATATAGCACTTGAAATACCGGGTGTTGCTTTTGCTGTATCGTATAGCAGACACCACAACCTTCCAAAGGGAAATAAGTCTGCTAGACCAAGATTTCATATCTTCTTCCCTATTGAGATTGTATCGGATGAGCAGGAGTATGCAGATATGAAACGCAGGATTGCCGTTGCTTTTCCTTATTACGATACCAACGCACTTGATTCGGCTCGTTTCCTTTATGGAAATGACTCTGATGAAGTGGAGTTCTATGAAGGGAATAAAACCATTCTTGATTATCTGGAAGAGGATGACTTTGCTGACTTCGATGCAAGTCTTGAGCAAGTACTAGAAGGTCAGCGTAACAGTACCATGAGCCACATTGCCGGAAAGATTATCAAGAGATATGGAAATACAGAAGAAACTTATCAGATTTTCCTTAAGAAGGCAGAACTCTGTAATCCACCACTCCCTGAAAGCGAACTTAAGGTGATATGGCGAAGTGCATCAAGGTTCGGTAACAAGGTGTCAAACCAAGAAGGATACATTCCACCCGAGGAATATAACTCTGACTGCAAACTAAAACCTGAAGATTTCTCAGATGTAGGACAAGCTACTGTTCTTGCACGGGAGTATAAAAATATTCTCTCCTATTCCCCATCTACCGACTATATGGTCTACAACGGAAGTTTTTGGGAGGAATCGAAACCAAAGGCTCAAGGCGTTTCTCAAGATTTGACCGAAAGACAGCTTGCTGAGTCTGAAACCGAAATAAAAAAAGCCATGGATAAGCTCGTCAAAAATGGTGGTATGGAGATAATTGTATCTGTTGGTGCAAAGAAAGCTTTGCAGATGTTTAACAAGGAGCAGACACACACATATGAGATGTATGACAATGCCCTGAATTACAAGAAATATGCTGTCAAACGCAGAGATACAAAGTGTATTTCCGCAACGCTCAAGGAGGCTCGACCTATGCTTGAAGTTGAACAAAGATATCTGGATGCAGACGAATTTTTGCTGAATACACCAAGCTGTACATATGACCTCAGACACGGACTTGACCTTGCAATCGAACATAATCCCGAACATCTAATTACGAAACAGACAACCGTTAATCCGTCAGATGACGGTATGGATATATGGAAATCCGCACTTGATACTTTCTTTTTGGGTGACGATACCCTTATTGACTATGTTCAGAGAATGGTTGGTCTTTCTGCAATCGGCAAGGTATATGTTGAGGCTCTCATCATTGCATATGGTGAAGGCAAAAACGGTAAAAGTACATTTTGGAATGTCATAGCAAGGGTTCTGGGTACATATTCAGGCAACATCTCTGCGGATATGCTTACAGTCGGGTGCAGAAGAAATGTTAAACCTGAGCTTGCAGAGGCAAAAGGCAAACGAATGTTAATTGCATCTGAACTTGAGGAAGGTATGAGGCTTAACACGGCAAATGTTAAACAGCTCTGCTCCACCGATGAAATCTATGCAGAAAAGAAATACAAAGACCCTTTCTCATATACTCCTACTCATACTCTTGTGCTGTATACCAACCACCTGCCGAAAGTCGGTGCTATCGACAAAGGTACATGGAGAAGACTTATTGTAATTCCGTTTGATGCAACAATTGAGGGTAATGCTGATATTAAGAACTATGCGGACTATCTTTTTGAGCATGCCGGCGGTGCAATTCTCAGTTGGGTTATTGAGGGATCAAAAAAGGTGATTAAAGATAATTACAAAATCACTCCTCCGCAAAAGGTCTGTGATGCAATTGAGCATTACAGGGACAGCAACGATTGGCTCTCATATTTTTTGAGCGAACGCTGTGAAATTGACTCATCATACATTGCAAAGTCGGGAGAGGTATATAACGAATACAGAATTTTCTGTACTCAAATGGGTGAATATATCCGCAGTACAACGGATTTCTATACTGCTCTTGAAACCGTGGGTTTTGAAAAATTTCGTGACAGGAACGGCAGATACATCAAAGGCTTAAAACTCAAGACAGACTTTATGGAAGAGGACTAATGACAGTAGGTGTGACAGTTTATGACGGCTATTTACTATCCTTTTCTTATAGAATAAAAAAATAAGCTTTATATATAAGTATAGGAAATGACAGTCGTACCCTGTCACACCTTGAATTGAGGTGTAAAAATGCGTGAAAGTGAAATTGAAAGAATATTAGTAAAAAAAGTGAAGATAGATGGAGGTATCTGTCTGAAATGGGTATGTCCCTCATTTAACGGTATGCCTGACAGATTGATATTTTTACCAAACGGTCATTTTGGCATGGTGGAACTGAAAGCTAACGGCCAAAAGCCGAGAGCACTCCAGCTTGCACGGTATAAGATGCTGAAACGATTGGGATTCAAGGTTTATGTGATTGACGATGTAGAGCAGATTGGAGGAATGATTGATGAAATACAAGCCACATAGCTATCAGGAATATGCAATCAGATATATTGAAACTCATCCGATTTCAGCACTGCTGATTGATATGGGACTTGGCAAGACCTCAATTACATTGACTGCAATTCGCAATCTCCTTTTTGACAGCTTTGAGGTGTGCAAGGTGCTTGTAATCGCACCGCTCAGGGTTGCAAAAAACACATGGACTGATGAGATAAAAAAGTGGGAGCATTTAAGCACTCTCACTTATTCACTGATAATCGGCAATGAAAATGAACGACTTTCAGCACTCAATGAACAAACTGACATCTACATAATCAACCGAGAAAATGTTGACTGGCTTGTGAATAAAAGCGGATATAAATTTGACTTTGATATGGTTGTTATTGACGAGCTCAGTTCGTTTAAAAATCATCAGTCAAAGCGTTTCAAAAGTCTTATGAAGGTGCGACCGCTTGTAAAGAGAATTGTCGGCCTGACAGGTACTCCCTCATCAAACGGACTTATGGATTTGTTCGCTGAATTTAAAATTCTTGATATGGGCAAACGGCTCGGTTATTTTATCGGGCAGTACAGGAACACATATTTCAAACCCGACAAGATGAATGGTCCGATTGTGTATTCATATAAGCCTCTGCCAAATGCCGAGAATGCCATCTACGAAAAAATATCTGACATCACGGTTTCTATGAAAGCAAATGAATATCTGAAAATGCCTGAGCTTTTAACAAGCAACTATGTTGTTGAACTCTCCAACAGCGAGAAAAAGCAGTACGATAAAATGAAGAAAAGCTTGGTTCTTGAAATCACTGACGGAGAAATTACCGCATCTAATGCCGCCTCCCTTTCAAACAAGCTATGCCAGCTTTCAAACGGTGCAATTTACGATGACGAGCAGAATATAGTTGAAATTCACGACCGAAAGCTTGAAACACTTGAGGACATCATAGAGAGTATGAACGGAAAGCCTCTGCTTATTGCATATTGGTACAGACACGATTTGGAACGGATAAAGAGCAGGTTTTCTGTTCGTGAAATCAAAACAAGTGAGGATATTTCCGATTGGAACGATGGCAAAATTCCCGTTGCACTCATTCACCCTGCAAGTGCCGGACACGGACTTAATCTTCAAAACGGGGGTTCAACTCTTGTGTGGTTTGGCCTTACATGGTCACTTGAGCTGTATCAGCAAACCAACGCAAGACTGTATCGACAGGGACAGAAAAACGCTGTTGTTATTCAGCACATAATCACAAAAGGCACGATTGATGAACAAATTTTGAAAGCCTTGCAGAAAAAGAATAAAACGCAGGCGGATTTGATTGATGCCGTAAGGGCAAATTTGGAGGTGTAAAATGACAGCCAAGGAATATTTAAGTCAGGCATACAGACTTGACAAAAGGATAGATTCAAAAATTGAACAGCTTAAATCACTTAATCTTCTTGCAACAAAATGCACATCTACATTATCGGATATGCCAAAAAGCCAAAGTATCAGTAACTCTCGACTTGAGGATACTGTTGTAAAAATTGTTGATTTGCAGGAAGAAATAAACATGGACATCGACAGCCTTGTTGATTTAAAGCGAGATATTGTGAAAACAATAAAATCCGTACAGAATCCTGAATATCAGATAATTCTTGAATTGAGATATTTGTGCTTTAAAACCTGGGAAGAAATAGCGGTACAGATGAATTGCAGTATTGACAATGTGTTCAAGATAAGAAAGAACGCATTAAAAAGTGTTGTAATCCCCGAAAGTTGACAGTAAATTCCATAGAATTACAGTATGCTCATCTGCTATAATATAAACAGTGAAATAGACTTTGAAAGCCTTGCAGAGAAATTTGCAGGGCTTTTATTATGCCAAAAAGGAGGAGTTTATGCCACATAAACCAAAGCAGGGGTGTGCATATCCAAACTGTCCAAAACTTACAAACGGGCGGTATTGTGAGGAGCATCAAAGGCTGATTGCAAAGCAGTACAACCGATTCACACGAGCGGTTGATGTCAACAAGAAGTACGGCAGAGCGTGGAAAAAAATTCGTGACCGCTATGTGCAGGCACACCCGTTGTGTGAGCAATGCCTTAAACAGGGCAGAACAACACCTGTCGAGGAGGTTCACCACATTATCCCACTTTCAAGAGGCGGTACACATAGTACAGATAATCTAATGAGCCTTTGTCAGTCCTGCCACAATAAAATCCACCACGACCTTGGAGACAGATGAAAAAGGACTACCCGCGTGAAGGTAGTCCTAAAATATGGCGGAGCGGACAGGATTCGAACCTATCGCAGCACGCTTGTAACACTTTCGTTTATCCCAGCGAATTTCGCAGACATACTTGATCACTCCGCGTGTACCGCACCAAACCGTGTTGTTTCTGTTTTCCATAATCTTTTCACCACTTCCAAAATAAGCAAGAACAGATATAGCTGTTTGAACAAATGTTAAAAGGAGTGTTATTTCATCAATTGGAAATCCGAACATAAGAAATAAAGCAAAAGTGTATACCAACTTTTTTATTTATTCTACCATTTGAGTTTTTATTTGTCAATTTTCAGCAAATGGAGGGGGTATCAAAATCTCTGAGAGGCGTATGACGGACAACGGCGGAGGGTGTCACGCACAAAAACGGCAGTTCAAACGGGGTATTAAAATTTGTGAAAGAAGGTGATTTTATATGGCAAAGGACGGTACAAACAGAGGTGGCAGACGAGTTCGAGCCGGTGACAAGCCAATGCCCATTGCGGAAAAATTGCAAAAAGGTCAGGCTGTTCGGCTAATGGAAAACGATATACCCGTGCTTACGAGTGCGGAACTGGAGGCGGTTGACCTGCCCGAAGGTGCGGTTGTTGAAGGCACGGATATGCCAAAACCGGCAGACTATCTTTCGGCAAAACAGAAGAACGGAGTGCCTCTCGGAGCAGATGAGATATACAAGGAAACTTGGTTGTGGCTTAAAGAGCGTGGTTGTGAACGGCTTGTCAATCCGAGATTGATTGAAGCGTATGCTCAGGCATTTGCAAGATACATTCAGTGTGAGGAGGCAACGAGCACCTACGGTTTGCTTGGAAAGCACCCGACCACGGGCGGAGTAATCTCATCGCCATTCGTACAGATGAGTCAGCAGTATCAGAAAAGTGCAAACCTCATATGGTATGAGATTTACGATATTGTAAAGCAAAACTGCACGGTTCCGTTTGAGGATAACCCGAACGATACTATGGAGCTTTTGCTCAGAAGGAAGATAAAATGATGAACAAACAGAACGAATTGGCACAATTTTTAAAAACACTTAAAAGATATAAACACAGGCTGAAAAGGCAGGAACTTTTAACCTTGAGAGGACAGGCACTTCACGGTGACATAGCAGGAGCAAAGAAAGGCTTTTGTGCTTTGATGGAGGAAAGGAAAATGCAATATGAATAGAGTATCGGAGATGAACCTTGTTGACATAGACAAGCTGATTCCGTATGTGAATAACGCAAGGACACATTCAAAGGAGCAAATCAACAAGCTGAGAGCATCAATCAGAGAATTTGGCTTTATCAACCCCGTAATAATTGACAGAGATTATAATGTCATTGCCGGTCACGGCAGAATTATGGCATCAAAAGAAGAGGGCATTGATAAAGTACCTTGTGTATTTGTAGACTACCTTACCGATGCACAAAAGAAAGCATACATACTTGCCGACAACAGAATGGCCCTTGATGCCGACTGGGACGAGGAACTTTTGAAGGTAGAAATTGAATCACTGCAAGGTGCTGATTTTGATTTGAACCTGACCGGATTTGACGAAACCGAGCTTGCGGGATTTTTTGATACTGCCGATGACGCAAAAGAAGATGATTTTGATGTTGAAGAAGAACTCAAAAATCCTACAATCACAAAAAACGGTGACCTCTGGTTACTTGGAAATCACAGACTACTTTGCGG